AAGTCGGAGCGCGGTGAGGAGGGCATGGGAAATTGCCGTCGCTACCGTGAAACATGCCAGTAATGAAACAGGGAGATGAATGATGGTTTTGCGTCATGTTGTAATTCGCGGAGTGGCTGATATTGGCGACGTAGTCGGTCCCGGCTGGAGTCCAGTTGACCCCGGTTTCGGCCAGCCCGGCTGGCGTCCGGTTGATCCGGGCTTTGGCGCTGGCGCGCCGCCGGTGGATCCGGGCTTTGATCGCCCCACACATCCGCATCCCGATCAGGGCTTGCCCGGTTACGGCCATCCCGATCATGACCTGCCCGGCAGGCCGCCTCATCCTTCGCATGGCCTCCCCGGTTACGGCCATCCCGATCAGGGCTTGCCCGGCTACGGCCATCCCGACAACAGCCTGCCCGGCCTTCCGGTCTACCCTTCGCAGGGTCCGATCCTTCCGGCACCTCCCGGCCATCCGATCCCCACGCCGCGCGTGCCGGTGGTGCAGGTCATCCAGCTGCCGATCGACGAGACGCTTCCGACTGAGCCCCCGCACCGGCCCGGCAGGATCTGCATCGTGGTCGATGGCGAAACCAAGGCGGTTGGCTGGCTGCAGGGTTCAGACGACCTTCCGGTCGCCGCGCCCAAGAGTGAAGCGCCGGTTGTCGGCGGCCACTGGGTTCCGGTCGAAGTCTATCCGCAGGCGGCACCCAAAAAGTGCAGCGACGGCAGCGAGGGCGTAGGCAAGACCGGCTTTGCGTGGGTGTTCGAAATCGACAAGGACTGGGGCGCGAAGCCGACGCCGACGGCGTAAAGACAAAATAAGGCCCCGCTCGCGTACATCCGGCGTAGCGGGGCCCTTTTTGTCACGGTTCCGGGGCAGGAACAAGGCGTCATACAGCAAGAACGTAGCAGGATCAAGCGATGGCATTGACAAGTCGGGCCGCGTTCGCACAAAGTATGCGGGAGCAGGTCCGCATACGGGTCGATGCTTTGAAAGACAATATGGCGTTTGGCGGCGGCGTGCCCACCTTTGAGGCGTACCGCGAGCTGGTCGGTCAAGTGAGGGGCCTGTATGAGGCCATCGAAATACTCGACGAGGCCGAACGCATTATCGAAGAACGTGAAAGAGGCCGCTGATGGCTTATGCCCAGATGGAGCATGAATTGGAGCCTCGTTTGAAGCTCCTGAAAGAATTGGGCGACATTTCGGGCATCGAGCTGTTCACCAACCACGTGCTGGTTGCGGTCTACCAGCGTCCTGAAAAGACCAAGTCCGGCATCTTCCTGCCCGGCCAGACGCGAGATGAAGATCAATACCAATCCAAAGTCGGCCTCGTGATCAAGAAAGGGGCGCAGGCTTTTGTCAGCACCGGCGGCTGGAATTTCGAAGACGTCAATGTAGAGGACTGGGTCATCTTTCGCCCCTCCGACGGCTGGGCCACCGGCATCAATGGCGTCTACTGCCGCTTTCTCGTCGATACCTCCATCAAAGGGCGCGTCAGCTCGCCTGACCTGATCTGGTGAATCCCATGGCCAAAGACCCCAACATCGACCCAGACTGGACACCGCCGGTTGACAGGGCTGAACAGCAAACGCCGGATCCGATCGCCGAACTGAAGGCGCAGCTCGCCCGCGAGCAGGCGGCGCGCGCCGACGCCGAGAAGCGCGCCAACGAGCTGGCGCAGGCTGCGCACAGCTCGCAGAACGAAGTGGCCGACAGCCAGCTGCAGCTGGTCACCTCGGCGATCGAGCGCGTCAAGGAACAGCGCACGCTGATCCGCAACGCCAAGGCGCAGGCCGCGGCGGCAGGCGACTGGGACGCCGTCGCCGTGCTGGATGACCAGCTGGCTGACGAAGCCGCCAGACAACTGCAGCTGGAGAACGGCAAGGCCGCCATGGAGGCGCAGCCGAAGCCGCAAGCGCCGCAACCGATCCGCACCATGTCGCAGGATCCGGTGGAGGCGCTGGCCAGCCAGCTGACGCCGCGCTCCGCCGCATGGGTTCGAGCCCATCCCGAATGTGCTCGAGACCAGAAACTCTATGCCAAGATGATCGCCGCCCACAATCTGGCGGTCGCCAATGACATCGAGCCGGATTCCGACGAATATTTTCACACGGTCGAGCAGACGATCTACAACAAGAAGCCTGTCACGAACGTCGAAGAAAATGACGATGATGACGATGATGATCCGATGGCTGCCGCCGCCAAAGCGGTTCCGGCGCGCGCCGCGGCTCCGCCAGCAGCTCCAGTCAGCCGCGGCAGCGTCAACACTCGCAGTATGCGCCTGACGCCTGCCGAGCGCGAAGCTGCTGAAATTTCCGGCCAGACTGAGCAGGAATACGCGCAGGCGAAGGAAGACATGATCAAAGCGGGCCGCATTGGCCAAGGAAGGATTCACTGATGGCCGCCTCCAAGATCCCCGGGCTGGGCGCTCCTGAATTTGAGCGCGAGCCGATGCGCGAAAGCTTTGAGGACCACCTCAAGCGCGCTGCAGACCGTATGGCCGTATTACGCGGTCACTTTGGCGATGAAATTCTTGACGCAGGCACCGACGAATTTTACATCGCGCCGTCCGACATTCCGCCGGGCTGGGATTACCAGTGGAAGCGTCACGTGTTGCTTGGCAAGGAAGACCCGGCCTATCAGGTGCAGCTGGCGCGCGCTGGCTGGGAGCCGGTGAAAACCCGTCGCCATCCGCATTTCATGCCCGATGGCTCCAAAGACACCTTCATCACCCGCAAGGGCATGATCCTGATGGAGCGTCCGCTGGAGCTGACCCGGCAGGCCGAGCGTGCCGAGCGCGACAAGGCCCGCAAGCAGGTTCGCAACAAGGAAGAGCAGATCACTGCTGCGCCTCCCGGGCAGTTCGACCGCAGCAACAAGGGCGATTCAATGACCAGCGTCAAGAAGGGCTACGTGCCCATGCCGGTCCCTGAAGGATAGTTTTTACAAACCCCGCTTGACGGCGGGGTTCATTCGGCAGTAAATACGCGAATACGCCGCCCTCGGGGGTGGTTCAACAACTCCCGGTCTCCTATTCGCCCCGGTGCGCGATGACGAGCCTCCTAGCAGAGGTTTGCGCGCTATGCCGAACATCAACGCTCCCTTCGGATTCCGCCACTTCAGGGGTAACGGCTCGGCCCCGACCTATGAGCAGGTCGAGTACGCGATCACCGTTACCGCGCCTGCGATCTATTTCGGCGACCCCGTCGTCGCGCAGGCCGACGGTTCGATCGCCGCTCCGACCGCATCTTCGGGCAACACGCCCGCCGTCCTCGGCATCGCTGGCATCTTTCAGGGCTGCAAATATCTCTCCATCGCGCAGAAACGTGTCGTCTGGTCGAACTACTGGCCGGGCAGCGATGCTGTGGCCGGTTCCGCCAGAGGCTATGTCGTCAACGATCCGAACGCCCAGTTCGTCGCCCAGTCCGACGCCACCGGCGCGGCGCTGGTCGATGTCAACGCCACGGTCGGCTTCATTTTCGCCGCGGGCAACGCCTTCAACGGCATTTCCGCTTACACTCTCGACATGACCGCAGGCAACCTGAACGTGGCCAACAACCCCTTCAGGATCGTGGCGATCATCAACGATCCGCCCGGCGCGCAGGGCACGCTCAGCAATGGTCAGCCCTACGACTGGGCCGTGGTGGCGTTCAACACCGTCAACACTCGCAACTTCACCGGCGTGTAATCAACGGCCAAACCGCCTCGCAAGGGGCGGTTTTTGGCGCTTTAATTGGAGTGAACCAAAATGGCCGTCAATCTCAGCGCCATCAAAGACCTTCTGCTTCCGGGCTTGCGCGGTGTTGAGGGCAAATACGAGATGATCCCGTCGCAATACGACAAGGTCTTCACGAAACACACCTCCAAGCTGGCGCTCGAGCGCACCGCTGAAATGCGGTATCTCGGCCTCGCCCAGCTGAAGACTGAAGGCGGCCAGACCTCCTTCGACAACGGCGCTGGCGAACGCTACGTCTACAATCAGGAGCACACCGAAATCGGTCTCGGCTATGCGATGACCCGCAAGGCCATCGACGACAACCTCTACAAGACCCAGTTCCATCCGTCGAACCTCGGCCTGATCGAGTCATTTCAGCAAACCAAGGAAATCTACGGCGCGAACATCCTGAACACGGCGACGACCTACAACGCCAACATCGGCGGAGACGGTCAGGCGCTCTGTGCCGTGGCGCATCCGATCGACGGCGCGACGGTTGGCAACATGCCAGCGGTGCAAGTCGATCTGAGTGAATCCACCCTGCTCAACAGCATGATCGCAACTCGCACGAACTTCAAGGATCAGGCGGGCTTGAAGGTGTTTGCGCGCGCTCGCAAACTGATCGTGCCGCCCCAGCTGGAGCCGGTGGCCATCCGCCTGACCAAAACCGAGCTGCGGCCCGGAACAGCAGACAACGACGTCAACGCAATATTGACCACTTCGGGGGGACTGCCCGAAGGCTATATCGTCAACGACTTCTTGACGTCTGCTTTCGCTTGGTTCCTTCTCACCAATATTGACGGTCTGTCATTCATGGAGAGAATTAAGTTCGAAACCGATATGCAAGTCGATTTCGTG